GTTTACAGGTCGAATATCCTGCACTTCCTCACCATTTACGTTCGTCAGTACAAGATTCGACAATCCCTGTTCATCTTGTTCTATAAATCCATCATAATAGTTAATATCCTCTGCACGAAACAAATTATCTTCATCTCCTACAATTTGGCAAAGATATTCTCTGTAAAACACAGATAATCTATTAATACTATCTAATTCTATCTTCTTTTCCTTTAATTTATCTATGGGCCATACTTCAGGCCATAGGGCAGTACCAGATTCTAGGTCAGGACTAAACATTAAGTTTTTCCAACCTTTCATATCTTTTAACGTTTCAACCATACATCGCTCGTGCTGCGGAGTACCAATGACAATGATTCTACCAGTAAGCGGGTCAAGGGATGGAACACCAGATTGCAACAACCAACGTAAATTATATTCCATTGCTTCTGCAGTCTTTGTATTGTTCTCGTCTTCAGGATCATCCAGTACCAATAACGTTGGTCTTTGGTTTCCATGCTTTATACCTCTTATTTGCTGTCCAGTTCCTTTACATATTATTAAACTACCATCTTTAAGTTCTATTTCTGTGTTTGTCCACTTTCTTGCCGAGTTCTGTCCCCAATACCCAAAAAAGTATCTAAACTCCTGTGAATAGTCTAATACATCTTTTATAGTACCTAATAACTTTGTAGCATGTGATTGCGTTCTAGATACTAGTACAATTACTTTGACACCTTTATCAAACATCAAATGCCATAATGGATATACACCAGCTACGATAGAAGACTTTGCATGTCCACGTGGTGCTATAATATTAATCTGTTTTTCATATCCTAACAAACTATTTACTATATCATAATGAAACCCTGGTGAGTTTTCACTAAACATATTAGGCATAACCATTCTACCGAACAGAAGCATATCTTGTTCCATTTCTAATAATATCTTATCTTTATCCATCAATCTTTTATAACTACAGTAAGTTTGAAATCTTCTGCTACTTCTTTAAGTACGGTTAAGAACAGTATCATATCATCTTTCTTACCTTCTAATTTAATCGTTTTCTTCATCTAACATTCTCGTTTGAGTTGCTTTTAACTTTTTAGTCTGTTTATCATATGTATCAGCTATTTGATGTGACATATCCATCTCTATAGATTCTGTAACTTGTTTATTCTTAGGTTGCATATCTAAAAATACAGACAACTCTTTAGCTGCACGTATCATATTAGCTGCATCTTCTTTTACTTTAGCTACATCTACTGCGTCTTTCATCACATCTAGTACGTAACCTTCATCAATTTCTTTGTCAATTAATATTTCTTTTAACTTATCAGCCATAATTTTTTTAACCTCTTTAGTTTTTAATAATTTTCTTACAGCAATCTCTGGTTTTTTCTGATCAGGCCTATATATTCTACCAATCTTCTGCATATCTGGTGTTTCACCTGCCATTTTGTATGCTAGAAAGGCATCTATTGCTAATTCTGCTCTATCTCTACCTGCTTCTAGCTCTGCATAGCTCTTTGTAGACACATTACTGTAGTTTTTACTACGATAATGAGGTTCAAACTCTAACTTAGCAGTTTTTTTAGCCCACTGCCTACCATATGGAAACACCATTTCAACATTTGTACCGTAAATGTTACGCTGTAAACACTCAGCCACATAACCATCGTCACTAATTCCCCAATCACCAGGGCTACACTCGTTCCAGTGTTTGTATATCTTACCAATCTTTTTAAATTCTTCTTTGGTATATACTTCATAATCAACGGATTCAAAGTTATTTGCTTTCAGTCTTCTTGTTATCTTTATCATCTAATGGATATTTTTTTTCTAAAAATTTTATAAAGTCTTCTTTGTCACCTTTCATGTCCATATATTCATCTAGGGCCTTATCACCGTTGTAAACTTGTAATTTTAATTGCTCTAGTTGAAATATTAAAGAACCCATTAACTTTGCTATCTCTTTAATACTAGGTTTTTTAGTTTTTTTCTGTCCTGTTATCATTTTTTACTTGACATCCTTATTTTTTCTTAGTATACTCTAAGTACTACTTAACACATGTGTATGTATACTTTAAGTACTACTAGTTGATTTCCCTAAATACACGTAAACCCAATTCCAATGTTTCATGTACAAAATCTATTTCAGCCTGAGCGTAGTGCTGCATCTTAATATTTACATGTTCTTCATTATCTGGATCAAACTTTACTTTAATCCACTTATCTTTACCTTTATCATATTTCTGTAAAGATCCATCCATAACCATATCCCACAAAATTTTTCTAGGAATTTTCATCATAATATTAATATACAACCCATTTTTTAAAAATGCAACTAGAATGTGTGTGCGTGGTATATACATAAGGTACCCCCCATCGTTATACGCCTTGTTATCCATACAAGGTTGAAAAATGTTAATTAAACAGAAAGTGAGTATATTATGGATTATGTAGTACAGCCTATGATAGGCAATGAAGTATGTGTTAATAAAGAAGAGAAACCAACTAAATTGAGAGTTATCTTTGATAGTGCACCTGATGAAGAAACATTTAAGATGTCTTTGTCCAGTATAGTTGAGAGTACTTCTGATTTGTGTGATATTAGTAACTTTGATACATCAGTTCTTAAATGGACAGGTTATTTCTTTAAATGGAATAATGATAAACAAGTTGCTACCTATATTACACCAGGTGGTAATGCAGTTAGATATGTAGGATTACATACTAAAGGCAGTTTATAGATAGATAGAGAGTAGGTGTAAAAGCCTACTCTTTATATTAGATACCCTACAATACACGCAGAGACGTGGAAGGAGAAGTCATCGTGAGTTATTCAGATAAGAAAGACTTAGTCAATCAACTAATCCTAATCTTCTCAGACTATGATAGAGTTCAGTTAGATGATAAGGTTATGAATAAGATAGATAAACTAAGCAAACCTGAGTTATTGAAAGCCGTAGAACAAGTAGATCGAGACGGTAGAGTAGTTACTTATAGTTGTATAAAGGAGAACAGACTATAAGGAGATTACTATGAGATAACCGCATATAGATACTAGGTAGTGTAATGCTACCTAGATATCTTTAATATAATATACCCTTGCAATACAGCAAGGAAGGGAGTCGTTGTGAGTAATTTAATTATGTTAGTAATACTATCAGCAATCTTGATAGTCTCATTCTTTTTGTTAGCCATGCTAATGATAAAGATGAAGTTTGATTTACAAGAGATGTATGATAAGTACCAGTTCGAGAGAGTCAAAAGACTTGATGAACGTAGAAAGTATGAGATGAAAAGACCTTATACTACAAGAAGTGAATACCTGACTAAGGAGTTGTTTGATGATGTCCAAAAACAATTCAAAGACGAAGCTTAGACAGAAGAAAGTTACTAAAGCTAGATTGCGTAAACTTGCAATAAAGCTTAGTAAAGAAGAGAAGCATCAAGTAAAGAATATAGAAGATATAATGCTAGATGCTTCAGAAAGTTATCGATAGATTCGGTGGCTGATAGTGCAGTGAAATAACTACAATATAGGTGTATTCTAGACGATGCATCGGTGCACTTGAGTAGTTAGAGTAGCTGCACTACGCTTAATTAATGCAAATAAAGCACAGTTACCAACAATAGTGGATAAGGTAGTCGGATTTGCACCCGATGAACAGCATTATGTGGAACACTATAAAAC